AATAAAACTGAGAGGGTCTGCCTTCTGTGCTTTTGTTAGGAAGCATATGATAATCTGCACGGCTTACCCTACCAAGATTTGTATCTAAATTATTAGCGTCTCTTAATACAACTTCCAAAACATCTACAATATTAGTGTCTAAAGTATAATCAGAATCACTAGCAGTTGTTGCTTGTGTGCCTAACTGTATGGTCCATAAGTTAAGGCCACGATTGGCCCACTCAGACATCAGCAAATTCATACTACGTATAGCTGCACGTAAATCTTTACCAGTAACTTCTTGAAGTCCACATCTTTCGTAGGCCTCTTGAATTACTTCTGCGGCGTCTATGTTAAAATCTGTAGAGCCTGATACAGCCATACGTTACTCCTTAATTGTAGTAAGCAACTACAAAATCACAATTGGTTACGTCTACAAAAGCTGCAGTTTCAAACCTCACACCATTGCCGTCAAAATTCATAACTAAAGGTTCATTCGCAGCAGTTCCCCACTTTAAATGAATTTTTATTTCTCCAGCAGCAGAAGTATTATCGTAAACTTTAATCTCACCGTCTGCAGCACTAGATTGACATTGTATAGATTTAATTCTTATAGGACCAAGGTTGGCAGCTGAGCCTCCGATAAATCCTTGTAATCGACCATCACTTGATAAAGCTACCGACGCTTTTACATTTCCTATGCTATGCATAATATTTTCTCCTAAAATATGTGGGCCCGAAGGCCCACATTAACGTTAATTTTATTGATCTGCAAATGCAGGTACGTCCGCACCTTCAGCATAACCCCAAATATAGTAGTTAGTACTATCTTTAGCTAAAATATTAATTTCAAACAAACCAAAGTCTGTAAGAGTCAAGCTTGAGTTAGAGTTTCCGTCTGAATAAACAGATACGTTATCAGCATTAGAATCTAAATGAACAATACCACCAATGAAAAAATTAGCATTAGCTGGTGTTAGTATAATTAGATTCTCTGCTTCTTCTGCTGCGCCACCATAAATAAGTTTATAGCATTGACCCGCAACTGGAGCTGGTAGAGTAATAGTTCTGTTAGCTGCTAGTGCCGGAACTACTAGAGTTCTTCCACTGTGTGTTGCAGCATCAAGAGTTTTATTTTCATCTCCTAGTGCTACGGGTGCGTCACCCATAGTAATGATTTCAGTAATCGCTCCAGTAGTAGCGTTCTTACTGATAGTTTTTAATGTGCTTTCCGATCTAATCGGACCGCTAAAAGTTGATTTTGCCATATAGGTCTCCTTTTTTGTCAACACAGTCTGAGACGTTGTCTACTGCACGAGTCTGCGATGACTATTAATAAATATGCAGTATGTGAATTATACGCTTTTAAATGTAAATGTGCAAATAAAAAGGGGCGCCGAAGCGCCCCTCCTAAGTTCTTTATTGAAAAGAATTATTACGCTCCTTCAGAAGCAAACATTCCTCTCCAATCAGAGAAACCAAAGCTGTAACGCTCTCTAGCCTTGTATTTCATATTTCCTGTTTCAAAGTCGCCTTCCATAGAAGTAGCGATCGGTGATCTTTGGAAATGTTTCATACCATTAGGCACATCAGTTTTGATAAAGAATGCGTCTGTGTCAGTTAGGTAGTTATTCACTACATAACCTTCAGGCACCATCCCTTTTGATGCTAGTGCGTTGATGTCGTTATCAGCAGTTCCAGTTCTGTTTGCAGACTTCATAAGTCTTTCCGCAGTAAACTGTAGAGCTGAAGGTATAATCAACTTACGAGCTTTAGCAGCAACTTTTAGACCTCTATCATCAGCAAAAGCACCAATGTCAATCATTGCTTGCTCTAGTGATGTTTCGTTAAGGTCAGAAGCCACAGCTAGTTCGTTTCTTTGGTTACCAGATGTAGTTGGGTGAGCTGAAGAAAATAGCTCAACGCCGTCGCCACCTGTAAAGTTAGAGTTAAAACCGTTGTTTAAAACGTTTGCAGCTTTAACTTGTTTTGTATGAGCCATTGAACGTGCAAGAGCTTTCGTATAACGAGTACTGATCTTGTCGTAAAGGTTATCCTCTACAGCTTCTTCAGTAATCTGGAAAGCCAGTGCCACTGTTTCATGAGAGTAACGAGCTGTGAAAGACTCAGTTGCGCTATCAAAGTTAACAGAAGAACCTTCTGGTTTAACCGATGCAGAACCGAAGCCTGACAACATTACTTCTTCTTCGAAAGCTCTGTCAGAGTTTTCTGTGTCGAAGATTTCAGCGTGCTGATTCTCATAGCCTTGATATTCTAGTCCAAATAGTGCATTCAAACCAGGTTCCAACTCTTTTGCGAGTTGTGATCTATTTATAGCCATAGTTTAAATCCTCCCTATACGCCTGTTGTTAGTTTATACACATGCTCGCCAGTGTTAAACACTACATAAGCATTTGCATTCGCAGAAGCCGTATCAGAGTTATCGGGATCTTTGGAGATACCAATTTGCTTAAAGCCACCTGAAGTACCAGAAGTAGAAGTACCAATCTCAGAAGTTGATTGTCCAGTCGTAGTATTTCCTGCTACTCCTGCAAAATCAAAGGCTGAATGATTCATAGCCGCTGTTCCAGTGCCATCATGCTGTGCTTCAAACACGATCTGAGGGTCTGCATAAACATACGCAACGATATCAGAAGTATTAGTACTTGCTGGATAGTACGCCTTGTATGTTGGTTTACTTGTTGTTGGGTCAGTGTAGAACACGCCACCAAAAACACCTAATTGCTGTGTGTCTCCAGCTGCTGCTTGCTCAATACCTCCAGCTGCTACTGCTTCAACTACTTGTCCAGTGAAAATATCACTTCCGTAGTTAGCTGCTATAGCATACTCTTCAGTACGAATCTGACCGCCTGTTAAATGCCTTACGGGTTTAAAACCAAAGGCTGCGTCTTTATTTGCCATAATTATAGTCCTCCTTAGACTAATAAATTATTAGTTATTGTTAATAATCCAATTTAATTCTGGCAATGAATAGTGTGTTAGAAACTAATCTTGTTTCTTGGCACCGCCAAAAGATACTCTTGTTTGCCTACTTGGATTGTCTATAGGCATACTTGGATGCTGCTCCCTTAACAAACTATTGTCAACGGCTTGTTGTTGATCGGATGTTTGTTTAGCAAAATAAGCTCTTCGCTCTTCTGCAATTTCGTTCGGTATTTTGGCTAGCAGTAATCCACCTACAGCAACAACGCCTTCTTGCTTGCCCTCTTCAATAGTAGGGGCATCAAAGTCACCTAATTCTTCAAGTCTAACAAGTTCGTAACCTTCTCGAATACGAGAAGAAACGTTTTTCTTGTCTTCTTGACCCATGATTTCAGCTCGAATCCAACGATATTGAAATCCGTCAGGTGCTTGTGGCGCGTCTAATCTAGATGGTGGTCGCCATGGCTGCCTTTTGGCAGTTTTATCTCTAGTTTGAGATGAGCGTGAGGTTCTTGTTTTATCATTCATAATGCTTACTCCTTCACGTATTTAGCATATTCTTCTAATGGCACACCAAGTTTTTTCGCTATCGCAACTTGTGATGGTGTGAGTCTCACAGTGCGTTTTCCTTGTTTGGAAACTGATTTTACAGCAGGGGCCACAGTTTGGTCAACTGTTTTCTTGCTTTTTTCTACTTCAAACTTATGTGGAAATTGTTCTCTCATTTGGCGATCAACTTCTTCATAATAATCATCAGATTTAGGATCGTATCCATGATCTTGAACCAATTTTCTGTGCACTGCAAATGCAGTGTACGTCATAGCTTCATCCGCTCCAAACCATTCGTTTTTAGCCGCCCAACTTTGAGCTTTAGCGTCAGGTGGTGGAGGTGTTGGCTGTTGTGGCTGTTGATATTGTTGAGGTTGAGGTATTTCTCTTTGCTGTTGAAATTGTTGTGCTTGATATTCAAGTTGTTCTTTTTGAATTTTTGCACGTTCAGCATCAAGAGATGCACGAGCTAAAATACTTTGTGCGTCTGCTTGAGCATTGATATCACCTTCTTCGATAGCTCTTTTTAATCTCAGTTTTGCTTCTTCAACTTGTGATGTTGAAGCTGTTTCTATAGACTGAGCATAATGTTGATTAACGTTTGTTAAATTAGTTTCAAGCTCTTGAGTTTTATTTTGTAAACCTTCAGCATATTTTAAGGCTGCTTCTTCGCGACGTTCTGATTCACGAAGTTTGCCAACAAGTTTAGAAATTCTTTTGTTAACTTTTTCACTGTACTCTTCGTGCTCACCTTTGTCCGTTGACTTTGGTTCGTCTTCTGTTGCTTCTGGTTCAGGAGCAGCCTGTTCTTCGACTACTTCTTCCTGTTCTTCTACGGGATTTACTTTTGATTCTTCTAGTTCAATGTCAACGGAAGGCCCGCTGGTATCGATGTCGACGATCTTATCGTCTTGTATTTTTTCTGCCTCTGGCATGGTTCTTGTTCTCCATGGTTAATTATTGCAAGATGACTTACATGTGTAAGATGTCAGTCGGATCCTGTATTATAGCAAGTATTTCATCATCATTCAAGAGTCTTAAATCACCACCGTCAATTTTTAATCTCGAGCCTGCATATCGTGCAAAGATCACCCAATCACCTTTTTGACACCATGGTCCTTCAGGAAACTTAGCTGTATCTCCATACGCATCAGGGCCAGTGGCCACTACATAACCGCAAACGGTTGCTAACTGCTCTCTTTCACGTGTTTGATCCGATAAAATAACTCCACCTTTTGTACGTTCAGCACCTAAATAAGGTAAAATTAAAACCCTCCAACCAGTGGGACGAGGTAGCTTTTCAGCAATATCGCCGTCAATATTATCAGGGTCCAGGTATTTAGATTCTCTTGTTCCATATATTTCTTCTACTTTCTTTTGGTTTTTTTCTAATTCTTCAATTGTTTTTCCTTCTTCTGCAACTTTTATTTTTTCTTTTTTTCTGGCTTTCGCCATGTGCGTGGGCAATATTAAATCACTCATCGTTGTGTTCTCCTTTTTTTAAGATTTCTTTTATCTCATCTTCTATTTCTTCTAAGATACGATATTGACCAATCATAAAATTATAGTCAGCTCTTTCTGTCGTGCTACCTTGCATAACAAAATCTGTCTTCTGTTGTTTTTTGTCGCGAATGATACGAAGTATCTTATCGCTCAACCATAATCCGTCCATTACTTTATAATTCTGATCTTATTTCTTTATATTTCTTTAGTATACTACCAATGCCGTCATTTGCAACCCCATCTTCAATAATCATCATACCACCGTCCATCTTACCAACACGGCCACCTCCTGCATAGACTGGAGAAAGAAAATTACCTTCGCTATCAACTGCATTATTAAATCTATCAAAAGAATAATCATCAACTCTGCCGCCTTCACTATCCTCTAAATATCTAACACCTTGCATAAAATCATTTTGTATTTGTAAATCTTCAGGAGTAAAAGAAAAATTAGAGCCTCCTGCTAAAGGAATTAAATTATCACCAGTTTTTGGTGGTCCGCCGATGCCTGGTAAAGGAATAACCGGACCAGGTAAGTTGACTCCAGGTCCCGTATAAGTTCCCCCACCTCCGCCTCCAGGGCTAGGTGTAAATACACCACCAGGTCTTGGTGTAACGGGTGGTTTTTTGACTGGTCCTCCAGTAATTGGTCCTGGACCTACAATTGGCAAAGGAATAATGGGCCCACCAGGTCTTGGTGTAATGGGTCCTGGATAAGGTGGCATAATATTAGGCGGAATAGGAAAAGGAACAGGATTTGGTTTTCCAACACCAGGACCTCCGCCTACTGGTGGTTTTTTCTTTGGATTTTTTGCTGCCATATA